TCGTTCGGGATGGGCTTCGACTACTCCGTCTGGTCCCCCAGTACTGAGGTGTACCTGACGAACGTCGTGTGGGATCAGGAGTACCGCGACGTCGTGTGGTATGACGACTACGACGAGGCGTTCAATGCGATCGTCAACGAGTACTCCTCGCGCATCGAGGTGAAGTCCCTGACCTACTGCGCTCAGGGCGCTCCGATCCGTATTCCGATCCCGTTCTCGAAGGCTAATCAGTACAACTACCTGGTGGCCCGGAATAACCGTGACGCTTATAATTCGCGGAATACATTCTTCTACTTCATCACCAGTGTCGACTACATTGCTCCCGCCACCACCCAGATCACGGTGCAGTTGGACGTGTGGCAGACGTACATGCACCAGTTCAATGTGCGCCGCTCGTACTGCGAGCGATCCCATATGGCGATCGCCGCTGAGAACGGGTGGGGATATTACGGCCAGAAGTACATGACGGTGCCCGAGGGTCTGGACCTGGGCTCGGAGTATCAGATCGTCGACGTTAACCGCAAGGTCATCGCCTCCACACCCAGCGCCGGCAAGGTCGATACCGCCAACTTCGATATCATCATCGCTTCGACGGTGGATCTCACCCAGCCCTACGGGGATGAGAAGAACCCGACGTTCACCGCTTCGAAGGGCAGTTTCGCCGAGGGCGTGCCGAACGGGACGTCGATCTATGCGATGAAGGCGGATTGGTTCCGCGTGTTCACGAACGCGATGTCTTTGGCGCCGTGGGTCTCCCAGGGTATCGTGAGTATTACGGCGATCCCCAAGGGCGTCATCAACTTCGATGAGATCAAGGATCTCAAGGTGAAGCTGCCGGGCACGTCGGGCGTTGATCCGAAGGGCGGCGACACGCGCATTTCCCGTCAGGGCGCCGAGGTGTATGACCTGGAGAAGGGCCTCGGCGAGAAGGGTCTTGTCAACAATAAGACGATCCAGCTGACGGATAAGTTCCGTAAGGACGATATCCTTCCGGCGCGGTACCGTCACCTGTGGAAATTCTGGACAAGCCCCTACCTGCTGGTGGAGGTGACCACGTTCTCCGGCACTCCCCTTCTGCTGAAGCCCGAGATGATCCAGTCGGCGGCCCTGTCGGTGACTCAGTGGTCTCACGTGGTGCCCCCGAACCCGCGCATCATGTTCACGGTGAATTCGCTCGGCCAGCGGACCCGGGGGAACATGGACCAGTACAACGGGTGGTCGGAGCATTTCGATGTGATGACGGGGTTCACGAACCTCCCGACGTTCAGCCTCACGAACAACTCCTACCTGATGTTCCAGGCGCAGAACGCGCACTCGATCGCCTATCAGCATCAGAGTGCCGAGTGGTCGCAGCAGCGGGCCCTGCACGGCGCTCAGACCCAGTTCAACCAGGCTAATGCGGCTATCGCCCAGGCGGGCCAGCAGACGGCTCTGAACAACTCCTGGAACCAGGACATCGCCGGATACAACGCCCGCATGGGCCTGCAGAAGACGGGTATCGGCGTCGGCGGACAGGTGATCGGGTCGACCCTCATGGGGCTGGCCAACGGCGGCCCTCTGGGCGCTCTGGCCGGTCTCGGCGGGTCCGCCCTGTCGGGCGCGTCGACGATGGCGCAGGCGGGGATGACGTACTCCCAGCAGGTGAACACGGCGCGAATGTCCGCTGAGCAGGCGTCCGCCTTGACGAACCTGAACCAGGGGTACATGCGCTACAACGCCGACACGAACCTGGCCTACGCCAAGTACGCGGCGAACGGCGACTACGCGAACGCGATCGCGGGCATCAACGCACGGGTCCAGGACGCTCAGACGATCGCCCCGACGACGTCGGGCCAGGTGGGCGGTGACGCGTTCATGCTGGCCGCGGAGTCGTGGAGCATTGTGGAGCGTTTGAAGTTCATCCCCGAGGATGCTGTGCGCAGGATCGGTGAGTTCTGGCTCCGGTACGGGTACGCCATGAACTCTCCCGTGGTGCCCCCGGGCGACTTCAGGTGCATGGAGCATTTCACCTACTGGAAGATGGCTGAGATGAACATCTCCCGTTCAACGATGCCTGAGACGTTCCGTCAGACGATCAGGGGTATTTTCGAGAAGGGTGTCACCGTGTGGCACAAGGACCAGACGATGATCGGCCGCATCGATTGGGCCAACAACAAGCCGCTTAAGGGGATCATATGGTGAAGCGCAACGGTGAGAGGGATTGGGTTCGCAAGGAGATCTACGAGCCCTTCGTCAACGGGGGGCGTTTCAAGAATAACCCGTCGATCAACCGCGAGGCCCTCCTGGTCCGCATGTACAAGCGGATCATGTCGGAGATGTGCGTGAACCGCTTCTCCTGGTCAGGGCTCCCGGACACGGTGGATCGCCGCTACCTGGAGGCCACTCTCATGTACGACGGTCTGGCGGTGTTCTACTTCGATGAGGAGTTCGACAGGTTCATGGCGCTGCGAGCCACGGGTCTCGGTCAGGTGAACATGTACGATAACCCGACGAACTTCACGGTGTACGGCAACCAGGTGTTCTCCAAGACCCTGGACGCCAGGCACTGCGTTCCGATCTGGTCGAACTACTTGAGGGAGCCGGATTGGGACATCATCGACATCTACTCGCAGAGGCTGGCGGCGTTCGACCGCACTCTCGAGGTGAACATGCTCTCCGCTCGTCACCCGTTCGTGTTCTCGGTGGACAATAACGAGTATCAGTCGTTCGTGAACGCGTTCCGAAAGGTCGCCGAGGGCCAGCCGGTCATCTTCGGTACGGAGGCTCTCTCCCCCGCTGCGCTCGCGGAGAAGGTGACCATGTTCGACGTGGGGTTCAAGCCCCACCAGATTCAGGACGTCATGGAGGCGAAGGTCAAGACGTGGAACGAGGCTCTGACCCTGCTGGGCATTATGAACGTGAACTCCGAGAAGAGGGAGCGCATGGTCGCCGAGGAGGCCAGCGGTTCCTCGGGCCAGGTCCTGGCGATGCGCGCCGTTGCCATGAACGCTCGCAAGTACGCCTGCGAGCACATTAACAAGATGTACGGCCTTCAGGTGGATGTGAGGTGGAACCTTGACGAATCTCAGCCCGCGGATGCTCAGAACGCTATGCTTGCCGCGGCCGCTCTCGGGGGTATTGGAGATGCTCTCGACAGGGGGAACCCTGACTTGGGGACGACCGACCAGCAGGAGTTGAACCCTAACAATGGCTGACTATACGCTTGAACTGCGCAAGGTGGTGGAGATCGTGGGCCCGCTCAACATCGGGCTGAACGAGTATCCGATCTTCGACGAAAGCTACCGGGATTCCCTGAACCAGAAGATCCTGGACCATTATTGGTACAACGAGATCGCGCATGAGTCGATCGACATGTTCATCCACCAGTTGAAGGTGAAGATGAACGAGATCATGCCGTTCTACAACCAGCTGTACGAGTCTGAGCTGGTCGACTTCGATCCGATGATCACCCACGACGTGCATTCGACGGGGGATTCGACTCAGGACACCACCCAGGACACGCACACGAAGCAGAACGCCGAGCAGACGCTGAGCAGCGACTCACGGGTGAGCTCCTCCGAGGAGTCGAAGGCTCGCACTGTCCAGTCTCAGATGCCGCAGACGCGCCTGTCCGGTCATGATGACTACGCGACGGCGGCTAACGACACGTCGTCGAAGGGTTCCGGGCAGAATCACAGCAATTCTGCGACGCAGGATCAGCAGAAGCGGTCCTCCGACACTGCTACGACGACGGGTACCAGGGCGGGGAATGCCACACGGTCATGGGGGTATAATACTCCTAAGGCCGACCTCCTCCAGAAATGGCGCGAAACCTTCCTTAACATTGACATGTCCGTTATCTCGGAGCTGGGAGGCCTATTCATGCAGATCCGATCTTCAGGAGACGAGTACGTGAACGGATGGGGCTATGGACTATATTGATAACAAGTATCAGCTGACCCCCGGTGACTATCGGGTCACGAACGTCACGCCGTTCACCTATCGCGATGGGTACACCTATCTTCAGCTCATGGAGGAGATGCGCTCGTGGGTGAGTGAAGGGCTGGTCAACCAGTTCTCCGCCAAGATGCAGGGACTGGCTTCCGACTACAACCAGGCCGTCTCCAGGCTCCTGGTGGACGTGCGCAAGGAGATGGAGGGCTACCACGCACTCCCCTCCCAGGTTCGCGAGATGCTGTCCGCCGCCATCGCCAAGTACGATGACGAGTTCAACACGTTCGAGAACGACCTTAAGGCGCTCGTCAAGAAGCACTTCGAGACGGACGTCGTCAACGTCTTCAACTGGCTCGAGGGCGATAGCTCCACCCTCCAGGAGCTCATCAATGACATTCACAACCGATACACGGTCGGCGGTCTTCTGGCTGAGGACTTCAGCCAGATGGGGCTCACCGCCCAGGAGCTGGAGGACATGCCGCTGACGATCTCCGAACTGGAGACGATCGGCAAGTTCGTGCTCCCCCACCTGTCCCCGCACTACGGGTTCTCCCCTGTTACGGGGCAGTACAAGCGCGTCATCGACATCGTCTACGACGTCTACGAGGCTCAGTTCAATGGTGGTGACCGGATCACCTCCAAGGATCTGAACTACATCGATAACCTGAACATCCCGGACCTCCAGCGCATGGTGGTCTCCTGATAGAGAGGCAGGCTCAATATGCCCGCAACGAACAAGACCGAGAACTTCAATCTGCCGCTCTACGTGGCGTCCGACCACTTCAGCGTGCTGGGTGACTTCAACAGCGCCATGAAGGAGATCGACAAGGGTCTCGGCGGTGCCACGGTTACTGCGAAGGCCGCGTCCCGTGACGCGACCAGCGCCCTGACGACGGCGAACGCGGCCTCCGATGACGCTCACAGCGCCCGTGAGGCTGCGCAGTCGACCCTGTCGGTGTCCTCCCAGGCGAAGGCCGACGCGACCCG